TTGATGCAGGAAGAATATTACAGACAATTCCAACTGCAATCCCTAGAAAATTCCAAAGATATTACCTTCTAGGGGTTGACAGGGTACATAAAGTGTGGTATAATGGGTTTAAGATAAGAAAAGGGGGAAACGATATGCCGAAGATAAAATGTGATTGGATGACTTGTAAATGGAACTCCAGTAACAAACCATCAGTAGCAGGGTATTGTTTAGCAGAGGAAGTTGAACTGACCCACTGGGAGAATGAGGACGACGAAAGTGTAGAAGAAAAATTAGAGTGTGAAACTTTCGAATATTACAAGGAGGTTTAAGATATGATAGGAACAGGACATTTCGATGCAAGTTTTGGAAATTGGTTGCCCAATGACCCAGAAGATTGGGGTTATGATGAGATGGGTAATGACGTGTATGTAGGAGATGAGATTTATAGATTGAGTGGCACAGATGAAATATTTATAGAATGTTCCGATTGCCTAGATTATTGGGTAGACCAAATAGGCGAGGAAGTAGCCGAAGAAAATGGAATCGAGATGGATGAGGAAGGAAATTGGTTGGACGAGGTAAGAGACATTATAGACGAAGATGTTGTCGGGGAAATTGCAGGGGAGGAATGGTAATATGAGTTGTGGATTTACACCAACAGTTACAATAAGTCTGGAGCAATATGAAATTCTCCAACAGTATAGAGATAAGTGTTTCCAACAGACGGATGAAATCGCAGTTTGGATGGAGAGATACAAGGAAGCCCAGAAAATGTTAGATGAGCAGGAAGAAGAATTATCCCGACTAAGACAACTAGAGAGTTGGTTAGGGGAAAGATTTGATAGCGATGAGTAAACGTGGTGAGTACAATAAGCCAATAGGTAAAGGGGGTCGGTGTCCAGAATGTGATTCCAGTCAATTCTACAATGTGTTTACCATAAGGAAAGATAGCCAAGACAAAGTTGTGGTCGGAAAGTATTGTAGGGAATGTGGGTCGGAATATGATGACCTTGGGAATAAGTTGAGACCAATAAAATAGGAGGGTTATGATGGAATTTCAAATAGGTGATAAAGTTAAATTTAGAAGTACTATAAGTCCAATGAATGGAATGATTGCCACAGTAGTGAAAGTGCCAGATGAAGGTTATGAGTTTTTATCCCCATACTATGGGCTTGACTTTGGTATTGAAACTGGAAGAACCCACAACATACAAGGGTTACTCCCAGGACCAACAGGGTGGATTGTAAACGAAGAACACGCAAGTGTGTTAATGGAATTAGTAGAAGGGGGTCAAGAAATGGAATTTAGGGTTGGAGATTTAGTTGAAGTGTTTTACGGGGATGAAAATTATAATAAAAAAGGAGAACCAGAAGAAGGTTCAGTTGGTACAATAATCCGAAATAGTGACGCTACAGTCTTGGTGTCTTTCGAAGGGTTTGACGGTGCAGTGTTGGTGTCTTTTGAAGGGTTTGACGGACATACAACAGATGAGAAGGATGCTTGGTGGGTATGGAAGAGACATTTGAGACCAGCTACTACTATTGAAAAATCCAAAAAAGGACTTGATGGTATGACCGAGATTGAAAAGTTGAGTAGAGAAGCACTTGCCGATATTTATGAAATTGTAGGACTTGGTGGGGATGACGATGTAGATGATGTTAAAGCTATTGAATCCATAATCGCCAGATACAATTCTGATGTTGAGCAGATTAAAATAGAAGAAGAATTAACTAAGAGACCGTTCCAAGTCGGTGACATAATTACTGGAATAGAGGGTCATCATTACGCCTATACCACAGAAGATGCTATAATGCAAGTAGTAGAGGTTTTTCCAAAAAGTGAAGATTACCCATATGAGGAAATAAGAGTTAAGATTCTAAGACACAAACTCCGTCCTAATTTAGAAGGAGAAGAGTTCGATGTAGATGAAAAATACTTTAGGGAGGGGGAGTAATGGGTGAAGAAGTAATAGCAGGGTTGTTTTATTTAGACGGAAAACCAATAAGTGAGTTTATGAGTTTTGATAGTTGGTGTAGAGGGGAGATAATCCAAAGAACCCCGTTCCAAAAACTATCAGCTAAAATTTCCAAAGTGATATTCAACGAACCAGCCACAATCATCCTTTGGAAAGACGGTAGTAAGACAGTAGTTAAGACCCAAGACGATGAGCCTTTCGATAGGGAGAAGGGGTTTCTAATGGCAGTAATGAAGTATTTGAACGATGGGAAAGCGAATTTCAATAACGTGATAAAGGAGTGGTGTGATGAGTAATCCAAAAATGAGTGCCAAAGAGTTGTTTTCAAACTATTATCCAGAAATGTTTTTAGACGTTGATAAATGGGAAAATGAGGGTGAGATGGTCAATGAAATGGGGTTTTTGTTTTTACAATGTTTTCATTCAGCTTATGATAGGTATGATGCTAACCAAGTCTACAATTTACTGTTTACATTGATGGAGATGGCATATGATATTAGAATCAGTGACCTTTCGAAATTGCATAGACTAGAACATGACATTGATAATCCAAAATATAAGTTTGAAAATGAAGATTAATTAACGTGAAAATATTTTCACATATAGGGAATGGGGTGGTTAAAAATTTAACAATCACCCTTTTTCCATTCCAATCTCCTAAAATTTTCCAATTCCTAACAGAACTTAACAGATATTTACGGTTTTACAAACTTCGGCGTAATAGTGTAAGGTGGATGAAATACACATTTATAGACGCTTTAATAACAGAAAGCGAAATGTGCTGTAAACCGATGATTTCAATGGTTTGACCCCCTTTTTACTACTATATTTACAGAACTTTTAGAAAAAAAAAGTTTTTTAAAGAAGGTATATATAATATATAGAGAATAGGGAAAAGTGCTGTTATCTGTTAGGATTTAGCAAGGAATGTGTCAACCATCGGATAAACTGGCATAACAGAAGTGAAAATTATCTGTTAATTTCTGTTAGCTTCTGTTAGGATTTAGGATTTGGAATAATTTAGCCACTTTTCGGAAATAATATAATGTAAGGGTTATGGGATAGATTTGGTTAGCTACCAGATTGAAAAGGCTCTACACTCCAGCTTTCCCATACTGAATTATGGAGTGTATATTTCAAAGGAGTGTGGAAAATGAAAAACAGTAAGCCATTGGTGTATGACAAATTGAGTTATGGAGACAAGTATGTTATCTTCGAAGATGGGGCAATTATGAGGGTTGAAGATGGTTACACTCGTTTCCCCAAAAAAGAAGGTCATCAATATTATGTTATGTTGGGGCTATGGGATGATACAACATTGAGGGTTAATATTTATAAAGCACTATATGAAAGCGGGTTGATAGATGAGTCACCTTATCCAGACGTATCAATTTCTTTCAAAGCAAAAATAAAACCACCACGCAAATACACCAAAGACGAAGAAAAGGAATTAATGTCAGTTGTTAAAAAAGCAGTTAAAGATGAAGTGGCGAAATTTAATTGTGAGTTAGTAAAACAGGAACTCAAATTAGAGGGTGAAGAAAGTGCCGAGAAATTATAAAAGTAAAGACGTGCAAACTAAAAAAGAATTGGCAGGTGAACAAAACATGACGGATAAAATAATCAAGAACGCAAAACAGGATGGGTCGGGTGAAGTAATGGAAAAGCTAATCCCAATTTTTGACAAAGGGGTTCACGAAAAAGCGACTAGAGGAACGAATTGGAGTGCCGAAGATTTGGCGGATGAAATTAGAAAATATTTCCAATTTTGTGCCGACAATGATTTAAAACCAAACAAGGCAGGAGCAAGGACTTGGCTAGGTTGTAGTCGGTCGCAGTATCATGCTTGGCAGTCAGAACCCAGTAAATACGGGGAAATATCGGACATAATTGAAATGGCGAACTCAATCATGGAAAATCAGTACATAAATCGTGGTGAAAAATATCCAACGATGAATGTATTTTTGCTAAAGGCTGGACACGATTATGCCGAAACACAAAACATTAATATCAGTGGTACAACAAGCCAAGAAGAAGTCGATGAGACTATTAAAAAACTTGGGTTGGACAAAGAGTAATCTATCTCCCTTTTCGAAAGGCATCTAGAAATTTTTCTGGGTGTCTTTTTATTTTCCCCTTGCAATTTCGGGATGGTTGTGGTATAATGGAATCAAAGGAGATGATTAAATGACAAAGTTAAATCAAGTCGCACCACAAGAGGACAAGGAAACGCATATTACAGTGGATTATTTTAATGATGTTGTGAAATTGTATACCAACGCTGCAAAGGTGATGCGTAGATTGGAGAAGAAGGGTGTTCCGTATACCAAACAGACCTTGCATGACGAGGAAGTGTTTGGCAGGTGTTATGAGTTACCGTTAAAGGACATGAAGATATTTTTATCTACAACCTTGGTGAAGTAGAACTACTGGAATCAATTCTGACCAACGAGAGATGCCCCACAACGAAATTTAGAGGGGGTAATAGTGGAAAGAGTACCTAGGGTATGCTTAACATACTTATAGGTGCTTTTTTTCGTTCTAGAGGGGTTGTGGGAGATACTCTTTTTTGTGTTTAAAAATAAACCGATTTAAAGGGTATTGATATGCTGGGCATAGTCTAGGTAGTCTTTCGGGGTAAACCTCGGGAAAACAGGGTTCTCGTTCGTCTAGCAGGTATCCATACAGTGTAGGTTCACTGGTAGATTTCAAAGTATAACTCTACTTTCAAAGTAGGGTTCTTTTTTTGCTTACTTTCAAAGTTAGGTTTCAAACCTTACTTTCAAATTCACTATATGTGTGTGGAATTGGAACTGTCACCATTTTCATAATTTTCTGAATATTCAGTTATTGTTATCATTACATATACCCGTATGTGCATATGTGTATATTTGAATATATAAATATGTCTATATTAGAATATGTAAATATAGATAAACGTCAATTTGATAATGATTATCATATACCAGTATCAGGATATTTTATAGCTGGTATTAGAATTACTTATTGATATCTATTATCATATACTCAAAAGTGCATATGTCATGCTACTGGAAAAAGTTTCGGATAATCGAAATTCTACCGACTGAAGATGGATTCGGGCACCCGAAATTTTATGTCATTGTTTTGTCACAACGTTAGGATTAAAATAATTCGATAAAATATTAAAATAATCCTTGCAATAGTGCATTAAGTATGCTATTCTATATCTAGGAGGTGAGACAAGGCAGGGCAGGTAGGGCAAAACTGAATACTAGATACCTACAAGACCGCATTTGCGGTTCATACGGCTTGGAAGATAGCTAGGAGGATGAAAGGGTTATTACTGGACTTGAACGCTATTACTGTACTAATTAATAGGAGGGTTACAGATGAAAAAAGAATTTAGCATCTATACGAACGGATTTAAGGTAGCTATTCACGGTAACAAGATGACGTCAGATCCATATTTGAGGGTTGTTGTGCTGTGGCAATGTGATGAGATTATAGCAACGTTCCCAAAACACTCGATGAGGAAATTCGTAATTACACACAAAGAAGATATAATCATAAAAGCGTATAAATTAACTATATGAGGGTTTAAAATGGCGTGGGGTAGTCTACTATAGGTTACCCCATTAAAAACCCTTAAAAACGATTATAGGAGGTCTCAAGATGAGATATGAACAGTATAACGGGGTTAAATTACCATTAGAGGTATTATCTAATGATGACACATTGGATATATTAAGCGAATTGGGGGAGTTGTTGGAGGGCGAACAAAATGAATTTGAACGAGAAGGTAATGACTATAATGATTACATCAAGTAGTTTATATTTAATATATGTTACTAGAGTATTTGAAGCTATCAAGGGATACGATATAATATGAAATTTGAAATAGTGGCAAGGGTTTTAGTGCTGGTTTTATTACTGGCACTGATACCATTATATATGGAGATGCTTAGTTGGATAATAAAATGGTGGAAGGTGGTTATATAATGAACATTAGAACATTATTAAATGAAATTAAAGACGATTACAAGAAGTATAATTTCGAGTATTATGAATATGAAGATAACACAAAGGATTGGGAAAGATTGTTTGTAGTTGACCAAAAAGACGGGATTGGATATGTATATTATCACTATTACCAAGAAAACGGTGGATTTAGTGGGAGGGTTTCCTTATTTGATTTTATGAGGAAGTCCAATTCAGAGATACTTCATATAATAGCAGAAAGATATTATTACATGTATATTGACTACTAGAAAGGAGATTGTAAAATGTATAATTTACACTTGGAAGGCTTAAGCCTTGACGATAGGGAAAGAATCTTGTATCCATTGAAAAATGAACCGCTGGAAGATTTTGACACAATAGAAGGTATTAAATTCATGATGGACAACTGGAATTGGGAAATTGATGAAATGTTAGGAGATGATGATTAATGTTAATATATATATTGAATAACGAAGAGTTTGAAACGTTGGAGGACTTAAGAGATGCTATTGAATACGAATTGAACGGAGATTCCACTTTATATGATGAAATGCTGGACGAACTAGGAGATGTTGAAATAGGCGGTTACTATTACCCTCACAGCTTGGCACTGGAAAGAGTTGACCAAATCGCTTACAGGGTAGGCATGAATGACTATTATGACTCTGTAATTAGTGATATAATGTATGACCTGGAAATGGCAACCGATGGTGAAATAGTTTATACTTCAATTGGAGATATAGAGGTATTTGAAGTTGAGGACGGTGATTTATGATAATATACATCATATTATTACCGTTCATTGTTCTCATCATGTTAATAAAAGAAGCGTAAAAATTATACTCATTACAATATTGTATTCATTACTCTATTGTAGTGAGTATTTTTTTATTTTCACAAAATTCAGAATATTCTGACATTGACCCCCATCCCCTATATCGAACATGTGTTCTGGTGACGTTTACCCATCCCAGCACCCGAAAGTCAATTTTAAGTGTTTTCGTACGCTAAAGTGCGACTGTATTCTTAGGGAGTTTAGATTGGGAAATTAGTACCCGAGTTTTTTAAAAGTGTCCCGAAATTCTTTGGATTTGGAGAAAATGTTGACCGAATTAAAAAAAACTTACGGGTTTTGGTTGAATAATCTGACCGATTTTGGAAAAAGTTTCATAATTTTTAAAATATTTTGTATAATTTGGAATTTATTTGACGAAAATCGGATATAATATAGTGTAGGGATAAATTTTCCTATATTTCTGGTTAGACCACCATACCTCTCATTGAAGTAGCCAAGGGTGATAGATGAACTCCTAGGTTAGTAAATCTACGGTGACATAGCACTAGGTCAATACTATGTAGTAGTAAGGTTACCAGACCTACTTAACTGGTTGGGTGGCTTAGTATCCGAGATAGGGTTATTAATTAATTTAAACCCACTAGGCAAAAAGTTCTGGATGGGCTGGGAGAAGTCCACTGGAAAAATCCCCGTTTGGCAGAGTTCGGATAAACTGCCTTTAATATGTAGTAAATACTCATGTTTTTGGAACGTGGGTAAAATAATATAAAAAGGGAGATGTTTTTTGGATGGAGAAGTTGACTGGAAATGACGTTGAAATAATCCAAAGTAAGCCCGAAAAAGTCCAGATAAAAATTGACGGGGTTACACTTAACTGGGTTAGAGAGTTTCAATACACTGGTGGGATAGATGGTGTTCCAGAAATTACAGTGACCTTTGTACCAATGACGGTGAATTTTAAAAAAGGGAGAGATTAAATGTTTGAGATGAAGTCGGATTATGATATGATTGTTTGGAAGTTACCCGAGGATATGCCTTATGTGAATATTTACCCGATAGGAGATACACATTTTGGCAGTCCAGAGTTTAATTATAAGAAATGGAAATCATGGAAACAACAGATTTTAGCTGACCCGTTTTCGAGGGTTGTGTTACTTGGAGATATGATTGATAACGGATTGAAGAACTCCAAGACCGATGTTTACAAAGCTACAATGTCACCGATAGAGCAAAAGCGTATGTTGGCAGAAGAATTGATGGATATAAAACATTTGATTTTGGCAGGGGTACAAGGGAATCACGAACACAGGTCTACCAGAGAAACAGGGGATTGTCCGATGTATGATGTTATGGCTAAGTTGGATTTGGAGCATCTATACCGAGAAAATATGGCGTTTATAAAAGTAAATGTCGGTCAAAGGACTGCTGATAGACAATTCAGTTATGGTTTGGTCGCAAGTCATGGTGGAAGTAAACCCAAAGTTAAAAAGTTCGTACCCTATGTTGATGGGATGGACGTTTTTATGTCTGGACACATTCACCAAGCAAGTAGTGAGTTTCCAGCTAAAATTGTTATGGATATGAAAAATGAGGTTGTGAGATTGACCCCAGTTACCCCAGTAGTTGTTCCGAGTTTCGCTGACTATGGTGGGTACGCTATGAACAGATTATACGAGCCAACATCGAATCACTTAATGCCGATAATTACTTTGGATGGAACTGACAGAAAGGAAGTGAATATACATTGGGTTTAAGATTATATACTAAATCTGGAAATATGCACTATGTCGATACGAGTGGATTTCATTTAGAACCAGTAATCACCGACCTAAGCGAATCAATGGCTCATGGAGAGACTGTTGGATTCCAAGGTTATCATAAAGTTTCAGTAATAAACTGTAAGGAAGTTGAGTTCTTTGAAGTGGATATGCAGTTTGAAGAAGGTGCTGAAGAAAAATGGGATGACCCAGATAGAATCGGCTTTTACATGGAAGATAATGGGGAAGAAACTGATGAGGAAATAGAGGGAGATTACTATGAATAATGTTTATGTGATATTTGGTAGACAATTCTCACTTGACGAGATAAAGCAAGAACTGAAAGAGGAAGGTTACAATCACAACTTTTTCTTTGGACACCGAAAATCCTATGACGAGAAAATGAAGGGTTTGGAAGTTGCAGATGAGGTCTGGACTTTCGGAGATGTTAGAGGTTATGAGGACTATGAAATGGCTCTGGTGAGGAATTTAGATATTTGGGTCATGGGATAAAGGGGTGATAGTTTGGATATAAAGGAAGTAGAATGGTACACCCAGAAAATCATCCCCAACATTGAAAAGCGACTTACTGATAAAACGTTGTCCACTAAAGAGAAATTGGAGTTGTATAACGCTTATGTGGACACGATGAAAATAGTTGCCCCACACGATTTTATAACTTTCAATAAGTATTTGGAGTTAGACGATGACCACTCAAATCCCAACAAGGCTTTTTATCATCACAGGAAAGACCATATTGGGGATATATTCCAAGCTATGAATGATATGGAAATGTATGACAAGTATGATATGGTGTTAATATCCCTTGCACCTCGTGTGGGGAAAAGCCAGACGAATATACGCTTTATTGCATGGATAATAGGTCGAAAACCTTGGGGTACACAATTGGCAACATCATATTCCGATGCGATAACATCATCATTTTACGCTGGTGTTATGGAGATAGTGTTAAGTGACAGATACAAGGAAATATTTCCAGAATCTCCGTTGGTGAATCAAAATGCCAAGAAACAAGAGATTTGGTTGGGTGATTTAAAGCGTTATCCGAGTGTTAGTTTTGTTTCTATTGGTGGTAGTATGACTGGTAGGAGTGAAGCTAGTCATTATTTATTCGCAGACGACCTTGTTTCTGGTATTGAGGAAGCTATGTCTGTAACTAGATTGGATAAGTTATGGCAGTTATATACCGTAAACGCAAAACAGAGAAAGAAAGACGGGGCGAAGGAGGTTCATATTGCGACACGCTGGAGTGTGCATGACCCAATAACTAAGTTGGCTAGGGAAAATGAGGATAATCCACGATGTAAGATAATAAATGTACCTTGTTATGATGAAGAAGGAGAAAGTCAATTTAATTTCAAGGGTGGATTCAGCACTAATTATTACAAGGAATTGGAAAAATCTATGGATAAAATATCTTTCGGTGCGTTGTATATGTGTAACCCGATAGAAAGAGAAGGATTATTGTATCACGATGAAGATTTACAGTACTATTTCGACCTACCAGACGTTGAAAGTGAGAAAAGAGACAGTGTTGTGGCAGTTGTCGACAGTAAAAACCTTGGAAAAGACAATGTGGCGTGTCCAATAGGTGTTATTTACGGTGATTTGGTCTATATTGAAGATGTTGTGTATAATAACGGGTTGCCAGAGGTCACTACTAACCTTGTGGCGAATAAATTAGTGGAACACAATGTTGTACGGTGCGATGTTGAGATGAATAACGGTGGGAACTATTATGCCGAAAAAATTGACACTTTAGTTAAGGAAAAAGGTGGGAAAACAAGCATTAGAATGTTTTTTACTGGAAATAACAAAGATACTAAGATAATAACGTATAGTGATTTTGTTAAAAAGCATTTTGTTTTCAAAGACCCCTCCCAATACAGTCCTAACGGTGATTACGCTAGATTTATGAAAGACGTTTTTGCTTGGACACAAATGGGTCGCAACAAATGGGATGATGCACCAGATAGTCTAGCTATGTTGGCACAGTTAGTCCAAGAACTACAAGGAAATAGTGTAAAGATAATTGATAGGAGGAAATTGGGGATATGAATTTACATGGGAGAAGGAAAATCATCACCGAGTTTAAGCAAGGTGATATGTTAAACGCTGAAAAAATGGTTAAGTGCTTGAATACGTCATTTGAGATTCACGCTATGAACAAGGAAGAAATTGATTATTTG